CGCAGCGGATTATGCAGTACCAGGCAGTGATTCAACTGTCTGCACAAGCTCCTCAAATCTATGATTTGCCCCAGTTGCACCGTCAAATGATTGAAGTTTTGGGGGTGCGCAACGCTGAGAAGCTGGTTCCCATTGAAGATGACATGAAACCTCGCGATCCAATCAGCGAAAACATGGCATTTTTGAATGGAAAACCCACAAAAGCGTTCATTTACCAGGATCACGACGCTCACATTGCGGTTCACAGCTCAATGATGCAGGATCCTCTGCTCATGGCTCAAATTGGCCAGAATCCCCAGGCTCAAAAGATGATGGCCGAGATTCAAGCGCACATTGCGGAGCACTTGGCCTTTGCATATCGCCGCAAAGTGGAAGAGCAACTGGGTGTGCCACTGCCAAGCCCGGACGAAGACCTGCCGGAAGACGTGGAAGTGCAGCTTTCTCGCCTTGTTGCCCAGGCTGCCAAGCAAGTTTTGGCTCAAGATACGGCTCAAGCCCAGCAACAACAGGCTCAGCAGATGGCTCAAGACCCCATGGTCCAGATGCAGCAGGAAGAACTCAAGATTCGCGCGCAAGAAGTGCAGATCAAGGGTCAAAAAGTGCAGGGAGAGCTGGCCCTCAAGCAGGCAGAAGTGGCTCTCAAAGCCCAGGAGCTGCATGCAAAAGAGGGTTTGGACAACCCAATGATGATCATGCAACGTCACGCGATGGAAATGGAAGCCTTGAAGGCCCAGCAACAGCGCGAAATGGAGCAGCATCAGCAGCAAATGGCCATGGCTCAGCAGCAACATGCCCAGGCGATGGCGCATGGTGGCCAGGTTATGAATCAAAAACTGCGTCATGCCGAAATGACCGCAGAACAACGGGCTCGACACGCCGAAATGGCTGCGGAAAGAGCCGCAAAACAACCATTGCCGACTGCGAAATCGTCGGGTAGCAAAGGAGATTGATGGAATTAAAAGTCCTTGAGCACCTCAATTCCAAATTGGCGGAGAGGTTGAATGAACTCATCGAATTTATATCGCGTGGAAGTGCAGCATCCTTCGACGCGTATAAGGAAGTGTGCGGTCAAATCCGAGGTCTGCAGACCGCACAACTTGAAATTGCTGACCTCGTGCGAAGACTAAAGGAAAACGACGATGAGTGAGTTTGATGTCAGTGCAGTTGATCTGTCTGGCTTGCTGAACAAAACGGAAGAGGAAAAGGCACGTCAAATGCCTGATCCTGCCACCTATCATCTGCTGTGCGTACTACCGGACATTGATGAAAAGTTTGGCGATTCTGGTTTGTTGAAGTCTGGTCAAACTATTCACTTTGAAGAAGTGCTGTCGCCAGTGCTTTTTGTGGTGAAAGTTGGCCCTGACGCATACAAGGACGAGAAGCGATTCCCGTCTGGACCGTCTTGCAAGGTTGGTGACTTTGTTTTGGTTCGCCCGAACACTGGAACCCGAATCAAGATCCATGGGAAGGAATTCCGATTGATTAACGATGACTCCGTTGAGGCCGTGGTGCAAGATCCGCGCGGCATTCAGCGTGCGTAAGGAGTAAATATGGCCGATTTTGAAAAGGTCGAATTTGAATTTCCTCATGAAGCCGAGGAAAAAGCGGAAAAAGAAAACAAAGTAGAGGTGAAGGATGAAGCTCCCGAAATCGAAATTGTTGACGATACTCCGCCGAAAGATCAGAACCGCAAGCCGATGGATGAACCTCCGAAAGAGGTAACTGACGACGAACTTGCCAAATATGATGAAGGCGTTCGCAAGCGCATTCAGCATTTCACCAAGGGCTACCACGAGGAGCGCCGGGCCAAAGAGGCTGCAGAGCGCCAAAAAGAGGAAGCTCTGCGGTTTGCACAGCAACTGGCCGAAGAAAACAAAAAGCTGAAAGGCTCTTTGTCGCAAGGTCAGACAGCACTGCTGGAACAGGCCAAAAAAGTGGTGGCAAATGAGCTGGAACAGGCCAAACGCCGGTACAAAGAAGCTTACGAATCCGGTGATTCCGAGGCTTTGGTAGCTGCCCAGGAAGAACTGACAACGGTCAAAATGAAGGCCGAACGGGTCAGCAATTTCAAGCCGGCCGCACCCCCGGAAGACAAGGAAGTACAACTTCCGGAGTCACTTCGTCAGCCCCCTGCAACACCAAAGGTTGACGAAAAGGCTGTAGACTGGCAAAGTAAGAACAAATGGTTCGGTCAGGACCGCCGCATGACAAGTTATGCGCTGGCCCTGCATGAAGAGTTGACGCAAGAAGAGCGAATCGATCCTTCGAGCGAAGACTATTACAAGCGAATCGACGCAGAAATGCGTCAACGTTTCCCGGATAAATTCGAGTCCGAGAAACCGGTGGATGCGTCACCTCCGCCGAAACAATCGAATGTTGTCGCACCGGCAACACGGGGTACTGCGCCTAAGAAAGTCGTACTTACCAAATCGCAGGTGGAAATCGCCAAACGGCTTGGAGTCCCGCTGGATCTCTATGCTCGTAAGGTTGCGGAAGAAATGAGGAAATGAAAATGAGTGAACAAATTCGTGAAAAACGTGGTGTCGAGAATCGTGAGTCGTCCATGCGCCCCAAAAAGTGGATGCCTCCCCAGCTTCTGCCTGATCCGAACCCGGAGCCTGGCTATGCGTTTCGCTGGATTCGTGTACGCATGTTGAATGAGGATGACGCTCGTAACGTTTCCGCAAAATTGCGCGAAGGTTGGGAACCAGTCAAGGCTTCTGAGCATCCCGAGATTCAATTGTTTGGACCTGGAAATAAGCATTTCCCGGACAGCATTGAGGTCGGCGGCTTGCTGCTTTGCAAAACCCCAGTTGAATTCGTGGAGCAACGTAATGCGTACTATGGAAACCAATCCGAGTCGCAGATGAACTCCGTGGATAACAGCTTCATGCGTGAGAGTGATGCTCGGATGCCGATGTTCAAAGAGCGGAAGTCGAGTGTTACCTTCGGTAAAGGTATTTAAAACTTTTTTGGAGTCTAAAGATGGCTTATCCCACCATTGACAAGACGTATGGCTTCAAGCCGGTCAACCGACTGGATGGTCTGCCCTACGCCGGAGCGATCCGTCAAATCCCCGTTGCTGCTGGCTATGCCACTGCAATCCTGAACGGCGATACCGTTGCCATTGATACCAATGGTTACATTGTTGCCAAAACCGCCACGAACAGTGGTGATTCCGTTGGCGTGCTGGTTGGCTGCCAATACGTGAACTCGCAAGGTCAGACCGTGCAAGGCCAGAGCTATCCGGCTGCGCTGTCCACCTCTTCCAACCTGGCTTTTGCCTACGTTGTGGATGATCCAAACGCTGTGTTCCGTGTTGCTGCTACCGTTGCTGGTTCTACGACCGCTACGGCTTACAGCCGCGCTATCGTTGGTTCTAACGTGGCCATGGTTGCTGGTGCTGGTTCTACCACCACTGGTGATTCCGCCTACGGCATTGACGGCTCTTCTGCCGCCACCACCAACACCCTGCCGATCCGCGTGATTGACGTTGTGCCTGACACCGCCACTGGCGCTGCTGGCAACAGCTCGACCACATATTACGAGTTCCTGGTGAAGTTCAACCTGCACCAGTACACCGACACGACCGGCGTTTAATAAGGAGTAAATCATGGCTATTTCACGCGCACAACTGCTGAAAGAACTGCTCCCCGGTCTGAACGCTCTGTTTGGTCTGGAGTACGCCCGTTACGGCGAAGAGCACAAGGAAATCTACGAAACCGAAACCTCGGAGCGTAGCTTTGAAGAAGAAACCAAGCTGTCTGGCTTCTCTGCCGCACCGGTCAAGAACGAAGGTTCTGCGATCCAGTACGACAACGGCCAGGAAGCCTGGACTGCTCGTTACAACCACGAAACCATCGCGATGGGCTTTGCCATCACCGAGGAAGCCGTGGAAGATAACCTGTATGACAGCCTGTCCGGCCGTTATACAAAAGCTCTGGCTCGCGCCATGGCTTACACGAAGCAGGTTAAGGCCGCTTATGTGCTGAACCAAGCGTTCAACTCGAACGTGAAGTACGGCGACGGCGTGCAATTGTGCTCTACGGCCCACCCCCTGGTGTCCGGTGGCACCAACAGCAACACGCCCGCCACGGCTGCTGACCTGAACGAAACGTCGTTGGAAAACGCCGTGATTCAGATCGCTGCGTGGACGGATGAACGTGGTCTGCTGATTGCTGCCAAGCCCAAGAAGCTGATCATTCCGCCGGCTCTGCAGTTCGTTGCTACCCGTCTGTTGGAAACCAACCTCCGTGTTGGCACAAACGACAACGATATCAACGCCCTGAAGAACAACGGTTCGATCCCCGAGGGCTATGCAATCAACCACTGGTTGACCGACAACAACGCCTGGTTCCTGACCACGGACGTGCCTAACGGTCTGAAGCACTTCGTTCGTACCCCGCTGCAAAACAGCATGGACGGCGACTTTGACACCGGCAACGTGCGCTACAAGGCCCGCGAGCGTTACAGCTTCGGCGTGTCGGATCCCCTGGGTATCTACGGCTCCCCTGGCGCCTGATACTTGGTGGAAATATGAAGAGGGCCCCTTGTGGGCCCTTTTCATTTGCGGTATATTGCATCAAACCGGAATTCCCGGTGTGTCAGACTGATCCGGCAGATGCGTACACAACTGACACGCTGATCTTTGTACGAAGGACAATTCAAATGGCTCTGTCTACCACCCAATCTATTTGGCGTTCGGGCGGCGGCGATCAAACTCGCACCGCTTATTGTGGCTCCGGCGTTATGGCCGCGCAGTTCTATATCGCTGACGCCTCTGTTGCTACCGCCACAAACGTTGCCGTGTCTTCGGCAGCCGGCGCTCCCGCTCTAATTCTTCCGGAAGGCGCAGTCGTTTTGTCCGTGGAAATTAACGACGCTGGCGCTGGTTCTGTTGATATTGGCACCCGTGGTTACACCAGTGGCACTGTGACCGGAGCAGCCATCGGCAACAACGTCGATGTTTCCGCTGTTGGATCCGTCACGGCCGGTCTGACCCGCACCCCGATTAGCGCAATGAGTTATGTTACCGTGACAATCGACACTAGCGGTGCCGGTACGGTTGGCGGCTACATCACCTATTTTGTTGCAGACCCCTTGGTTGGCCAGCAGAACGTCTAAGGAATAATCCACCATGATGCAGACTGATATTAAAGCCGCAGAAAAAACATCTAGCGGCACGGTCTACAGTGGGCGAACTCGCGTGCGAGCTTTGTCCATTGCTTACGCATCTGGCGGAACTGTTGCGATCAAAGATGGTGGTTCTTCTGGAACCACTGTTTGGTCATTTACGGCGCCCGCCGCTGCAGGCTCAATCAATGTCTTGCTTCCTGGTGAAGGCATTTTGTGCGCAACAGATGTTTATGCTTCACTTAGCAGTGCAACTGTAACGGTGATGTATGGCTGAAACAAAAAGCGCTGATCTCAGTGGTCGGAAATTGTTCATTGCAATTCCGGCTTACGACGGCAAGCTCAACATTAAGACTGCTTTTGCTTTGGCGCAACTCATGCCAAAAGCATTGTCTCTTGGGGTCAGCGTTTTTTTGTCCGATATGTCTGGATGCTCCATCATTACGATGGCGCGCAATGCTCTTGTCAATGAGTTCTTGAAAACAGACTCAACCGACTTTTTGTTTATTGATTCGGATGTGATTGTCACTCCTGACGATGTGCTTCGTCTTTTGGCGCAGCACAAAGGGAGGGATGTGACCGCAGGAATGTATCCTCGTCGTGCAAGCGATAAAAGATTTTTCCTGGATGTCTATTACGACGAAGACGAAAACCTGGAATTCGATGGGTCTTTGATGCGTGTGAACCGAGTTGGAACTGGGTTCATGATGATTAGCAGAGAAATCATTGAGAAGCTGATTGCGGCTCATCCAGAATGGCAGTATGAAAACAAAGATGCAGATGGGACCATCTCTGCTTTGTTTGACTTTGCCGTTAAGGATGGTAAGTTTGTTGGCGAAGATTATCTTTTTTGTGATCGTGTAAGAGAACTTGGCGGCCAAATTTGGGTGGATGTTGATATCAGTCTTCCGCACATTGGCACAGAGGCTTTTACAAACAACTTCAGAGAAGAAGTCGTAATTCCCATGTTGGAAAACATTCGTCTTTCCAATCTGAAAGTTGCGTATGGCTAAGACTCCAGCATGGCAAAGAGCTGAAGGCAAAAATCCTAAAGGCGGATTGAATGCCAAAGGTCGGGCGTCAGCCAAAGCTCAGGGCATGAACCTGAAGCCTCCTGCTCCGTCCCCCAAAACCAAGGCTGATAAAGGTCGCAAGGCTTCTTTTTGCGCCCGAATGGAAGGCATGAAGAGTAAACTGACCAGCGCAAAAACCGCAAAAGACCCAGACAGCAGGATCAACAAAAGTTTAAGAGCTTGGAAGTGCTGACATGGACGGGAATCTGTGGAATGCTGGCCTGACTATTTTGATTGCTCTGATTGGATGGGCGGTTAAGTCAAAAGACCAGGAACTGAAAGAAACAAGGGAAGAGCTGAACCGAGTTACGATTCTGCTTAATCGCACGCGCGAGGAAGTTGCAAAAGAGTACGTGACAAAGGTTGAGGTTCATAGTGATATCAACCGTGTTTTGGATCGGCTTGACCGCCTGGATGCAAAGCTAGACACGTTTATACGGGAGCAGAGAAATGCCGTCGGTTAGCAAAGCTCAACACAATTTGATGGCCATGGTCGCTCATGACCCGGCCGCAGCAAAACGTCTTGGCATCCCTCAAAAGGTTGGCAAGGAATTCACAGCGGCAGACAAAGGCCGCAAATTTTCAAAAGGCGGTGAGACTATGGACAAGAAAGATTTGGCTCAAGACAAAGCCTTGATCAAAAAAGCCTTTAAGCAGCATGATGCTCAAGAGCACAAGGGCGGCAAAGGGACTTCTTTGAAGCTTGCAAAAGGCGGAATGACCAAGATGGGCGCTGTCAAAACGGCTGCTCCTAGTCGTGACGGAATTGCAAAAAAAGGTAAAACTGTTGGTAAAGTTGTCGCAATGAAACGCGGCGGAAAGTGCTAATCATGGCCAAGAAAAAAGTCAAAGGTATTCGTGGCGGCATCTGGACCGAAGATTCTGGCGTGCCCGTTCCTCAAAGTCCTGAAGGCGTTAAGGCTGCCGAAGAAATGCCTGAGACGTATAAGGCTGGCGGATCGGTTTCGTCTGCTTCACGTCGTGCTGACGGTATTGCCCAGCGCGGCAAGACCCGTGGCAAGATGGTTTAAGGAGTCATCATGGCGCGCAAAAAGTACGAAGAGGGTGGAGAAGTTGATCCCTTGGAGGCTGCAAATGCTTCTAAAGAGTCTCAGGAAATTGCTGGCGAAGCCATTCTGAAAGGGATGCGAGACAAGGCTGCTGCTGAACCTTCAACTTTCAAAGAGGCTTTTGCTGCTGCTCGTAGCCGTGGCGACAAGAACTTTGAGTTTGGTGGAAAGAAGTACAACACGGCTTTGGCCCCTGCTCGTCGTCCTGCGCCTGCAGCGGCTCCTGCGCCTGCGCCGGCACCTGCTCGCGCGCCATTGCGCCAGGAAACGATGCAAGAACGTGCTGAAAGCTATGTGGCCAAGCGTGCAGCTCAACGTGCTGCTGATGCTGAAGCTCGTGCGGCAGAGCGCGCCAAAATGCCTACAAGCCGTCCCAAAGCGTCTGAACAAAAGTTTATGGGCAGCGCCAACTACGCAAAGGGCGGCATGGCATCTCGCCGTGGAGATGGCATTGCTCAGCGCGGCAAGACCAAAGGTCGTATTGTTTAAGGGGAATTGTCATGATGTCGTCTCGCGGAATGGGTGCAATTGCTCCCAGCAAAATGCCAAAAGGCGTGCGTAAGGCGCGTCGTGACAATACTGATTTCACCCAGTATGCTGAAGGCGGTGAGGTTTGGAATTCTCCGAACCCCGCCAAGAAGCATAAGAAGCTTAGCCCGGCCAAAAAGGCTGCCGCTAAAGCTTCTGCAAAGGCTGCAGGACGTCCTTACCCGAATCTAATCGACAATATGAAGGCGGCAAGAAATGGCTGAAAAATGGATCCAGAAGGCAATCTCTAAGCCTGGTGCTTTGCGCAAAGAGCTTGGCGCCAAAAAAGGCCAACCAATCCCGGCCAAAAAACTTGCTGCCGCTGCCAAGAAACCTGGCAAGCTAGGTCAGCGTGCTCGTTTGGCTGAAACGCTCAAGGGCATGAAATGACAACTAGCGGCACCTCCCTTTTTGACCTGGAATTTACGGAAATCGCTGAAGAGGCGTGGGAGCGTGCTGGCCGCGAAATGCGGTCTGGCTATGATTTGCGCACTGCACGTCGATCAATGAATTTGATGACGATTGAGTGGCAAAACCGTGGCATCAATATGTGGACCATTGAGCAAGGAACTATCACCTTGACTCCTGGCCTAAACACGTACGCGCTTCCTTTGGATACGATTGATCTGCTAGAGCACGTCATTCGAACTGGCGCCAATACGGTGTCAACGCAGGCTGACTTGAACATTACGCGCATTAGTGTTTCTACTTATGCGACGATCCCAAACAAGCTGACGCAGGCGCGTCCCATTCAGGTTTGGGTGCAGCGCATGTCTGGCGTTGTTTCGCCCACAAATGCCGTCCTGGATGGGGCAATTGATGCCTCAACTACGACAATCTCGCTGAGCGACACAACTGGGCTGGCTTCCAGCGGATTTATTCGCATCGGTAGCGAAGACATCTACTACGGGTACATCAGCGGCAATCAGCTTGGCAATGTATTCAGGGGTCAAAACAACACAACTGCAGCTTCACATGCTGATCAGGCTATTGTTTACAACCCAAATTTGCCGGCCGTGACTGTTTGGCCAACACCAGATAACACAACGACGTACCAATTTGTGTATTGGAGAATGCGTCGGGTTCAGGATGCAGGTGCCGGTATTGAGACTGGCGATATGAATTTCCGCTTCTTGCCAGTGGTTGTTGCCGGCCTTGCGTACTACATTGCGATGAAGGTTCCTGAGCTTGCCCAGCGGATTGATATGCTGAAGAACGTTTACAACGAGCAGTTTGACCTGGCTGCCGGCGAGGACCGGGAGAAGGCTGCTGTCCGCTTTGTGCCGCGCCAGATGTTCATTGGGAGCGGAATTTAATGGGCAATAGATTCGCATCGGGCAAACGCAGCATTGCTGAGTGCGACCGCTGCGGTCAGCAGTACAAGCTGAAACAGCTCAAAGAAGAGATCATCAAGACAAAACGGTATCAATTGCTTGTTTGTCCTGAGTGCTGGGATCCTGATCAGCCGCAATTGCTGTTGGGAATGTTCCCAGTGGATGATCCACAGGCAGTTCGAAACCCAAGAAAGGACACAACCTATTTTGTGTCTGGAACTACGGTGGACGGGACTCCTGGTGGTGGTAGCCGAGTCATTCAATGGGGCTGGAACCCGGTTGGTGGGGCAAGTTATTTTGATGAAGTTTTAACTCCAAATAACTTGGTTATTCAAGGGAATGTTGGTACAGTCACTGTGTCGGTGACGTAAGGAGTAAATGATGGCTTATACACGTTCTGCTGATGGCATTGCCAAAAATGGCAAGACCAAAGGTAAAAATCTTGGTGATAGCGGTCCTTCCGTTGAAATCCAGGCTGGCGCCAAAGGCAAAGGCAAACTTGGCGGCGGTAAAACCAATGAGCAGATGATGAAAGTTGGCCGCAACTTGGCCAAAGTCGCTGCTCAAAAGAAAGGCTGATCATGGCAAAAAACAACAAGCCAGCTTCTGCTTATGTCGGACGATATAAAGAGGCAGCTCCCGCTTTGGCGAAAGCAAAGAATAATAGCAAACTAGATACTTATGATGTAAGCGTTGGCAACATCGATAAGTCTGCTGGTGAGTATCCGGTTAAAACCAAGGGAATTAAAATCCGTGGAACTGGTGCGGCCACAAAAGGCGTGATGGCTCGCGGCCCAATGGCGTGAGAATTAAATGAACTACAGCGAACTCGTTACTGCTGTTCAAGATTACTGTGAGAACACGTTTCCCACAGCAGACATCAATACGATGATCAAAATCGCTGAACAGACGATTTACAACACCGTTCAGATTGCAAATCTACGAAAAAATGTGACGGGCACGCTGACTGTTGGAAATAAGTATTTGAATGCCCCGAACGACTTTTTGTCGGTTTACTCTTTGGCGCTGATTGATGGTGATAACTACACCTATTTAATCAACAAAGACGTGAACTTTTTGCGGGAGGCATATCCAAGTACGGCCTCTTCAAAACAAGGCACTCCAAAGTATTACGCCATCTTTGGCCCTGTGTATGGATTGAACACGGAGCTGTCATTCATCGTAGGTCCTACGCCTGATACCACTTATGGCGTAGAGTTGCATTACTACTACTATCCAGAATCAATTGTCACTGCCAACACAACTTGGCTTGGCGATAACTTTGATTCTGCTTTGTTTAATGCAACGATGGTTGAGGCCATTCGATACATGAAGGGCGAAGAAGATTTGGTCAAGTTCTACAAAGATCAGTTTGTCCAATCTATGGCTCTTCTCAAGAACCTGGGCGATGGTAAGCAGCGTATGGATGCTTATCGCGATGGGCAAGTGCGGACACAGGTGAACTAAGATGTCTGTATCACAGGGCCTAACAACTCAAGCCAAATACTCTGCTCTTGGGTATTTGGCAGAAGGCACTTTAAAAATTGCTCTGTACACTGCAAACGCAGATTTGAGTTACTCAACAACCGCTTACACAACAAGCAATGAAGTTGTTGGAACAGGGTATACAGCCGGCGGGAAAATTCTTACCGGGGTTACTGTTCAGCAATCTGGCACAACGGCGTATCTAAATTTTGATGATGTTGTTTGGAGCCCTGCTGCATTCACGGCCAGGGGCGCTCTTATTTACAATACGAGTCTTGGAAACCTAGCCATTGCAGTGTTAGATTTTGGCGCCGACAAAACGGCAACTTCAAGTTTTACCGTGCAGATGCCGGCTGACACAGCAAGCTCTGCAGTTATCCGATTTGCATAAGGAGCAATCATGTCCATTGAAAAAGCAAAAGCATCTGACACCATGATGAGTGGGCTGGTTGCTGGAACCAAATCTGGCGAAACAGCCAAAGCTACTGGCCGATTCACCATGGAATGCTATGACAAAGACGGCCTGTTGAAGTGGCGCGCGGAATCGCAAAACTTGGTGGTGAACGTTGGCCTTCAGTACATGGCTGGCGTTGCTCTGACCAGCACAGCTCAGATCACGTCTTGGTACATTGGCTTGTACGGCGCTGGCGCATCCAACACTCCTGCTGCTACCGACACAATGTCCTCTCACGCTGGTTGGACTGAGGTCACCCCGTATGCTGGCACGCGCCCCGCAGCCACGTTTGCAGCGGCTACCAATGCCAACCCATCAGTTGTGACCAATAGTGCATCTCCTGCGTCGTTCACGATCAACGCCACACAGACTGTGGGCGGAGCATTCTTGACCAGCAACAACACGGCTGGCGGCACGACCGGCACGCTGTTCTCTGCCGCCGATTTCCAGTCGCCCGGCGACCGCAACGTGGTGAGCGGCGATACACTCAATGTTACTTATACGTTCAGTCTGGCCGGTTAATGGGGTGACAGATGGTCAAAATTGACTTTGAGTTTGACTCGACCTATGGCGTTTTCCGTGATGCTTTGCATCTTCCGGATGACCATGGGTTGTCTGACGCTGAGATCGATGCCATGAAGCAGCAGCGCTTCGATAATTGGCTTGCCATTGTTAGCCCCCCTCCAGCAGAAGAGCCTCCAGTCCAGGAGGCATAAATGGCTGCTAGATATTGGGTTGGTGGCGCAGGAAACTGGTCAAGCACAACCAAATGGTCTACCTCGTCGGGAGGAGCATCTGGCGCATCTGTGCCAACTTCTGCTGATGATGCCATATTTGATGCAAACTCTGGTGGCAAATTCGTTGCCACAGTCGATACCGCGCAACAAGTAAATTCATTGACTATTACGCCCAGCGCTGGCGCTGGCATTCTTCAAATTGCTATTACCGTTTCGCTTACAACAGGCGCATTGACAACGACAGGTACTGCTGGAAATAACAGAATTTGGTTTAGGTCAACTACTTATGGCATTTCCACTAATTTGATCGTCAATGGTGCCGCAAGTATTTTTGATTGTGATTTTCGTGGCGTGTACGTCACAGGCACATCAGCGCCTATCAGCGGTACACGGATTGGCAACAGAGGCGAATGCCGTGGTATTACGTTTGATGCGCCTAAGACGGTGTATTGGAACTTGGCTGGGGCACAGAACTGGTCGGCAACAGGTTGGGCAGCTACATCGGGTGGCGCACCTTCAACAGACAATTTTCCATTACCTCAAGATACCGCAACATTTAACAACGCTGGTTCGGTAACAGGGGTAATTTCGCTGGATGCCGCCATCGGGTATGTTGGTTCTGTAGATATGTCAGCACGCACAAGTGCAATGACATTGTCTGTGTCAAATGCAACAACAGTTTACGGAAACTGGACAAATGGCTCTGGCACAACAATTTCTAACTTATTGGGCCTTACTTTTTCCGGCGGCGGCACCCAAACCATCACTAGCGCTGGTAAAACATTTACCTGTCCCATCGCCGTAAACACCTACGGCGGCACGGTGAAACTTGCTGATGCGTTGGACATTGGTACAAACACGCTGACCGTCACCAACGGAACCTTTAATACACAAGGGTATGCGGTTACTCTTGGCACTTTAACATCCACCAACACCAATGTTAGAACAATATCTCTTGGTGCAAGTACACTAAGTTTTAGTTCAACGCTAAATTTTTTAACATCAACAAATTTAACGTTTAATGCGGGAACTTCTTTGCTTCAGGCCATAGGGACATCCATGACTTTTAACGGTGGCGGCCTTGTTTTTTACAACGTATCTTTCACAAACAACGCATTCTCAACCCATACAATTACTGGATCAAACACATACAACAACTTGACTTTTACCTCTCCAGTACCGGCGGGAGTAATGGGAGCAACGTTCTCGGACCCGCAAACCATTAACGGAACGTTGAATTGTTCAGGGGCTTCCGCTGTAAATCGTCTGTTTTTGAGATCTGACACGGTTGGAACCTCTCGCACTCTGGCTGTTAATTTGCTTTCAGCAACCGACTGTGACTTCCGTGACATTACGATTGCTGGAGCGGCTGCGGGCAGTTCTCCAACTCGTGCAGGCAACTGCGGCGGCAACTCAGGCATCACATTCCCGTCACCAAAAACCGTTTACTGGAACCTTGCTGGCGCACAAAACTGGAGTGCTACTGGTTGGGCGACTTCTTCTGGTGGGGCGCCTGCGGTAAACAACTTCCCACTGGCTCAAGATACGGCGGTGTTTGATAACACGGGATCGGTGACAGGTACGATCACGATTAACGCGGCTTGGAACATTGGTACGTTTGATGCGTCTGCGCGAACTAGCGCAATGTCATTAAGCGCGGGTTCAACTACGCCGGTTGTTTATGGTGATTGGAAGTTTGGCACAGGTGTCACAGCATTAAGTTCGGCGGGATCAATTGCTTTTGCCAAAAATGGAACTTCTACTATTACGAGTAATGGGGTTCAGTTTAGTTGTTTTGTATCAACTATTAACCCTCTTGTTACTGTGCGGCTTGCTGATGCGTTTTCTTTAATTTCTACCTCAACTTTAATTCTTACCTACGGCACATTTGATGCTGTTACTTATAACGTTACGATTGGCGCATTATCTTGCACAAATTCATCAGGCTTGGCAGTCGTAAAAATGGGGTCTGGTACTTGGACTCTTACTGGTACGGGTACTGTATGGGGCATAATTTCTGCAAATACTCTAATAGCGGGAACAGCAAACATTGTTTTATCTAACACATCTACTACAGCAAGAACATTTGATGGTGGTAGTCGTTATTACAACAAACTAACAATTGGCGGTACAACGGGGACATCAACGCTGACCATTACCGGTTCAAATACATTTGGCGAACTTGCATCCACCAAAACCGTAGCGCATACAATTACATTTCAATCCAGCGTTACACATACGATTGGGAAATGGTCAGTTACAGGAACTGCGGGAAACGTAGTAACACTCGCGCCGTTTAGCGCTGCATCCACATATACGCTAGTTATTGCTGGCCCAGCAAATTCGGGTATAGACTACCTTTCCATCAGCTACTGCGCGGTTTCTACTAGTAGCCCTGGTGAGTTCTATGTTGGCGCAAATAGCACCAATACTGCTGGCAATACAGGCCCAATATTTTTTACTGCCACTCCAGCACCTAGAACTCTTTACTGGGTAGGTGGCACAGGCAACTGGTCAAGCACGACTAAGTGGTCAACGTCATCTGGTGGAGTATCAGGAGCAGCCATTCCCACATCTTTGGATGCCGTTAATTTTGATTCGTTGTCTAATGCCACGGCTTACACAGCCACGATTGATGCTGGCTTAACAGCGATTGCTAAATGCGCGTCGTTCACAATGGCGGGTCCGGCAACGGGCAACGTTACATTTGCGGGCACAGTGGCCATTGCTTTCCACGGCAACGTCAGTTTTGCTGCCACTGGTATTACCCGGACATACACGGGCGCGATGAGCTTGGCAGGGAATAGCAGCTATACGTTTACCACCAATGGACAAGCACTTTCATCTATTGTTACTGTTATAGGAGTCGGGGCGACATGGACGCTGGGAAGTGCTTTTTCTAACGCGAATTCATTTACCGTTACTTATGGTTCGTTTAGCACTTCTGGGAGCAACTATTCATTTTCCCCAACATCACTTGCATCCAGCGGGACAACAGTTCGGTCACTATCACTTAATGCCAGTACGGTTCCGCTTGCTGGAAACATGACTTTTACAATCATCACAAACTTAACTTTTAACGCAGGAACATCTAGCATTTCCATTTCAACAACGGCCCCAACATTTGCTGGCGGCGGTTTGACTTTTTACAACGTCAGTTTCACAAGCGCGGCAGCCACATCAATTACCATCACTGGCGTTAACACATTCAACACGTTGTCGTTTGCTGGACAAACTACTGTTGGTATTTGTGCGGTTACGTTCAACGCAAATCAGACAATTAGCACGCTAACGCTCAACGCTGGAACTGCTGCCGCATACCGCACATTCTTGGCATCCGACACGCTTGGCACACAGCGAACGCTGTCCGTCGGCACATTAACCGCTGGCGCTGCGGATTATGATTTCCGAGACATCGCCATCACTGGTGCTGCATCTCCGATTGCACCGACACGCGCAGGAGATTGCAAAGGTAACAGCGGAATTACGTTTCCTGCGGCTAAGACGGTTTATTTTGCAGTTGCTGCATCATCAAACTGGGGGAGTGCAGGATCAGGTTCGTGGTCAGGTTCTAATAACGGCATTCCAAATGTTACGCAATTTCCATTGGCTCAAGATACAGCCATTTTTCCGTCTACCCCAACTGCGTATCCTACTAGCGGAAACATTGTCACAGTCAACGCCAACTACAACATCGGCACTATTGACATGAGTGCTCGCACTGCCAACACGATGACGCTGGCAACGGGAACAACAACACCTGCAATTTATGGAAACTGGATCAATGGGACGGGAACAACGCTGACTGGTAGTAACAACATGACGTTTGCGGGGCGTGGAAGTCAGACGATTACAAGTGCGGGGGTGACGTTTACGCAGGTATTTACTATTAGCAGCCCAACCGGATCGGTGACGCTTCAAGATGCTTTAGTATGTAGTGGTGTTGCGCCCTCCTCATTAACCATATCTGCGGGCACATTTGATGCGGCAAGCTATAGCGTCTCTCTTTCTGGAGGTGGTTTGGCCGCTACCGGAACTGGATTTGGCGCAAGGTCAATTGCGTTTGGGACTGGTACCTGGACAATAGCATTTGCTGGTACGGCGGTTACTATTAGTGCAACAGCTAATATCCCTACCATCGCCGGCACCGGCACTATCAGCCTGACAAGCGCAAGCTCCAAGACATTTGCAGGTGGCGGCATTTCCTATTCCGGCATTACGCTAAACAATGGCGGCGCAGGCGCATTAACCGTTACTGGTAACAACACACTTAAAGACATCACTAACAGTTACAGTGCAACAGGTGCGGCGACAATTTCACTTGGGGCCACAATCACAACGCTTGCGCAATTCACAGGTACTGGCGCAGCGGCAAAACTCCTTACATTAAGCGGAACATCTGCTGCTGCTCCAGCGACTTTGATCCTGACAAGCGGCACAGTAACAACGCCTGACTACCTGTCCATCTCCAACGTCCGGGCGTACTCTTTGTCCAGCACTTGGTACGCCGGGGCAAACTCCACAAACCTCGGGTCACTGGGATGGATCTTCGCCTCGTCTGGCGGTGTTGTGTATGCTGTGTACATTACAGAAACCGGGATCGGGGCAGATAGCATAACCGCTGGGCTTCGGTATAGCGGTGCCATTACCGAAACTGCCACTGGGACCCAGACTAACAGCGCCATCTTCAGTCCGCTATCCAGAATTATTGAAACGGCTACCGGGACCGATTCGGATTCCGCTCAGGTAAACGCGCAGGCGAATATTTCAGAAACATCGACTGCTGCCGACTCAATCCTAAGCAAAGTCGTATTCTTGGGGCAAGTAGCGGACTCTGCAACGGCGTCAGACCTGATTGCAGCCGCCAGAGCATACGCAGCCGCTATCGCAGAAACCGCTGCCGCAGCGGATCAAATTTCGGCCGCCGCCACGTTCCGGGCCCAAATGCTTGATACGGCCACCGGCATGGACATGCTGAATGCTCATGCCCAATTTGCTGCTACGGTGCTCAATACTGCGACAGGCACAGATGTCGTGGCGGCCTTGACTTCGGTGTTGGCAAGCCTATCAGAATCCGCCGCCGCTTCGGATTTGGTTGCAGCGATCAAAGTAATGAACTCGCTCCTGCTTGAAGGAGCCACGGTGGCCGATGCCGTAACCGCTGCTGGAAGCGTTTACCTTGCGGCAACATCAGATTCTGCTTTGGCCACGCAGACTAATTCAGCCGCCGCTGGGTTTCTTTCGGCTTTTTCCGATTCCGCTACCGGAACTCAGATCAACAGCACAACATTTGACGTTTCTGCGCGAGTAAGCGAAACGGTCACTGGTACAGACGCCGGCATCGCCAATGCTGGGTTTGCTACGCAAATTCTTGAGCTGGGGACAGTTGCGGATCTTGTTTTGGTGGCGCCCTCTGTGTTTAATGCAGCGGCTTTGGCGGCGGCCTCAGCTACGGACAGTTTTGATCCGGCTGGAAGCGTCTATTATTCGGCGGTGCCAGAGATGGCTACGGCCTATGACTACGTTATTGCGGCGTACCTGTGGAACCCAATCGATGACACGCAGGTGCCGAACTGGCAAAATATCAATAATTCGCAGGCTGCAGGCTGGCAAGATATTGAGGACACTCAATCTCCTAGCTGGCAGTCAATCAACAACACGCAAAGTGCCGGGTGGCAGGACATTGATGACACCCAGGCGCCCGATTGGCAAGACATCAAGACGTAAGGAACCGCCATGTCTAGTACATATTCAAGCCTGAAAATCGAACTTATCGGAACAGGCGAGCAGTTGGGAACCTGGGGGCAGACCACAGACACAAACCTCGGCACGGCTATTGAAGAAGCTATTGTGGGTCGGGCTACGGTTAGCTTTGCAACAGATGCCAACAAAACCATCACGTTGATCAATAGCAACGCCACCCAGGCGGCTCGCAACTTTGTCCTTAATCTCACGTCTGCCGTTTCTTTGACGGCCACAAGAACACTGTTTGTGCCGGCCATCAGCAAACCGTACCTGATTCAAAACAACACCACTGGCGGCCAATCGATTGTGGTGAGTAACGCCACAGGCACAGGTGTCACGGTTCCAAACGGAGCTAATGCTTTTGTTTACAACGACGGCACAAACGTCGTCGATGCAATTACTGCATACCCCAGCAACGTTGTTACCTTAACTGGCACGCAGACGCTGACCAACAAAAACATTCAGAAACGTGTGGTGGTGATTGCTGACGCTACGTCCATCACCATCAATGCGGATACGACCGATATTGCGACTCAAGCCAACACCCAAGCGCTGGGTACGCTGACGATTAACGCGCCGACCGGAACGCCCTTCAATGGACAACAAATTGTGTTGCGCTTGCGCTCTACCAACGTGCAGACTTTTTCCTGGAATGCGATCTTCCAGGGGTCAGACGACATGGCGTTGCCAACGGTGTCATCGGGCGCCGGCAAGTACGACTATATGGGATTCCAGTACAACTCCACCGCTGCCAAATGGCAGATGCTGGCCAAGAACTTCGGCTTCTAAGGAGTAGCACATGGCAACTCGTTACTGGGTCGGAGGAACCGGCACCTGGGATCCGTCCAGCACCACAAACTGGGCTACTACGTCTGGCGGCAGCGGAGGAGCATCTGCGCCAACAAGTTCTGATGACGTTATTTTTGACGCCAACTCGGGCACTGGGTCGGCGGTGGTAACTTGTAACGGCGGAAATTGCGCAGGTTTCACCTACGATTCTGCAGCGCTTGTTACATTGAGCGGTTACATAAATGTCTATGGAACATTCTTCCTAAACCGTGCGGCCACCACGGCATTGTCTACATTGCAAGTGGTAATGTTTGGTAGTTCCATATCAATGGCGGTTAATTCGTATGTGCAAGAGCTTGACATTATTCCTTCCGTATCGCCGTATAAAACAACCGCTTTTGGCAACATTTACGCAAAATATTTAAACGTTTCAAATTTGTATACCTTAGATTTGAACGGTAATTTTGCAAAGACAAATCGGCTTAATAATTACAATGGGATTATTTCAAACGGCTCAATATACTTTTCTGCGGTCAATTCTTCGTATCACTATGTGTATTCGGATGGCGTGTGGTCTGGTGTAACTTTGTATATTGAAACTGGTACATACCCGGCTACTGTGCAAATTACGCAATCAACAGGAGCAAATGTCGGGGATGTTGTGGTTAACGCCACGAGTCAGGTTGGTATTTATTCCACCCTACAAGCGAAAAATATAACAATCAACTCTGGCGCAACTGTTGAGCCTGACACTATTTTTGGCTCCAGCGGAGTAAGTATATACGCATATGGTAATTTCTATCTGGCGAGCGGAGCTACACTTAAGTCAGGCTCTGGTACCGTTTATTGTTATGTATATATCAACAAAGTTTCTGGTTCTCCTACGGTGACCAGAACACTTCGCGTTGATGGCACGTTGCTCGATCCTTCTGCGGTAGGAATGACGTTCTTTATCAATAGCGGAACAGATACTGTGAACGTTCCTGGATCTGGTTTTGGGTCTAGCGCACATTACCCAAAAGGTGGAATCTCAGTTCAATCGACGGCAAACTTTTCGTGCTCCGCAATCTATGCGGGCGGAATTTCCATATATCCGTCGGTGGCCTGTGACATCAGTGCGTTAAGTTCAATTAACGTTACCAATTTCCAGAACCGTTCTATCGGGTTGGTGCCGGGTAGCTGCGCGATCAACATCTACAACTACGCAGGATTGGGCCAAGGGCTTATACAGTCTAGTGCTATCACGCTCGCTGCGGTAACAATTGTGGATGCTATTCCTGTCCGCATTTATGACAGCACCACGTTTGGCAACCTGACCTGTGCGTCATCGTTGGGGCAAGGTAGTACCAAAGGGCTTGAATTTGAGCCGGGGTCAACGCAGACGGTGACCGGCAACTTTGTACTGAGCGGAGCTTCTGCTTCGGATCGAGTGAACCTGACAATTCGTGGTAGCGGTGCTGCGGCCACCATCACCAAGGCGTCTGGAACTGTGACGGCTTCCTACGCCAATATCAGCTATTCCAACGCCACGGGCGGTGCCGTATTCAAAGCGCCGTTAACGACCAACATTGATGGCGGAAACAACACTGGCTGGATCTTTGGCATCCCTGGCGGCGGCAACTTCTTCTCGTTCTTCTGATGTGGATCCCGTAACGGCGTTCACCATGGTTTCTGGAGCGATCCAGGGGGTTAAGAAACTGTGTGCGCTGGTACGGGAAGCCAAAGAGGCTGGGCAGGAAGTAGCGGATCTGGCCGGTCAAGTTACCGGGCTTGTTGGGAAAGTGCTGGAGGGGACGGATAAGCTCAAGCAAGCAGAGCGGGAAGTGCGGATAAACCCGCCAAAAGGCAAGAGCCGGCAGGTATTGGCGTTTGAAGAGGTGTCCCGTAAACTTGAGCTAAAGCGGCAGTATGAAGCTCTTAGAAACATGATCATCTATGAGCTTGGTTTGCCAGGGGGTTTTTGGGCGGATTTTGAAGCCACCTTGATCCGCATGGAGCAGGAGGATGAAGACGCCAAGCGGCAACTTGAACGAGATCGGATGCAAGTGGAATGGCAACGTCGGGAAAATCTCCAGGCTCTATGGGAGGCCGTAGCAACCGGGGTGGTTATTCTCCTGGCGGCAATATACCTCGCAGGGCTCCTGTGGGCGATTCATCTGCATCTGGTGAATCAATTGTGGTTGCCGTGGGGTTGATCGTATGTATGCTGTTGATTGTCTGCTTCATCACCCTGACAGGGTTTTTGTATGCAGATTTAAAGGCTGCGCAAGGTGCCAACAAGCATATTGAGCGCCGGGTGAAAGAGCTGAAGAACCAGTTTGAAGTGGACTGTAGACGAGAGGATTACAAATGATTGAAAAGCTCACATTTTGGGTAACGATTATGGTTACTGTTACTTTGTGCCTTGTTGTCAATGCCATGGTTGGTGTATTCCTGTATGGTCTATTTTTGCCAAACAGCGTTGTAGACAACAAGGACATTTTCCCGATTATCGGTCCATCTTTCCAAACCATTATTGGTGGTTTTATTGGTTTGTTGGCCGGCGTGAATCTGGCCAAGGAGAATATCAATGGGACTTCTTGATACGGTCGCTGCCGCTGCCGGCCCTCTTGGTCCGTTAATCTCTGTTGGTAGCAAGATTCTGGATAAAGTCATTCCAGATCCTGCCGCAGCCGAAGCCGCAAAGTTGGAGCTTGCCAAACTGGCTCAGGAAGGCGAGCTGCAGAAGATGGCCAACGAGGCCAAGATGTACGAAACCGAGCAGGATAATGTAACCGCCAGGCATGAGGCGGACATGAAATCGGATTCGTGGCTTTCCAAGAATATCCGCCCTTTGACGCTGATATTTATCCTGGGGGCCTATTTCACATTTGCCATGATGTCTGCGTTTGACTATGAGACTCGTGGAGCGTATGTGGAACTTCTGGGCCAATGGGGCATGTTGATCATGTCTTTTTACTTTGGCGGTCGTACGCTTGAAAAAATCATGGACATGAAGGCCAGAAAATGAATCTTTCTGAACATTTCACACTTGAAGAGCTAACTCACACGGATCACCGTGAGTTGGATAACACACCTAATGAACAAGAGCTTGAGAACCTTAAACGCCTTGCAGCATTCCTGGAAGAGGTTAAAACCGTCTTGGGAGGTAAGCCTGTCATGGTTAATTCGGCCTTCCGATCAAAGGCTGTCAATGATGCTGTGGGCTCTAAAGATAGCAG